AAACAACTCCTGAGCCTCTTTGCTCGCCGCTTCATCTTTAACTTTGATTTTGTAGTTATCCATGAGAGGGCTCCTTGTGCGAATCGACATGTTTCGAGCGCTCAGCAAGCATTGCATCTGCTACTTCATATGCACGAGCAGCTAGAGCTTCTTCATTTGCCCAAGAGAAATCTTCACCTTGAGCCGCCAACTCACCTTGCATAGCTGCGATTGCAAATTGATCGCGTAAAGTTAGTATTTCCATCACTTCACCCCCTCAACCTGAACGCGGACATAAAGGTTTTCTTTTGCTTTGAGTTCGTTGACGTGTTGCTCGTCAGCACAGCCACGTAAGAAGGTAAATACAATGAAAGTGATAACCCAGAAAGCTACGAATGCTTTCGAGCCATCCCTAAAGGCTTGGCTAAACTTGTACTTTTCAATTCTTTGTTCCATAATCTTCTCACTCATTGAGTAAAAGTCCCGTCGGTCAGATGTCAGGGACTTTTTTGTTATCTGGTGAGATAATAGTAAACGTGGTGTTTACTGTAGTCAAGAAGAAAAGCAAACAAATGTTTATTATTTTGTTTTCTTGTTTCTAAACATAGACATAAAAAAAGACCGCATTAAGCGGCCCATTTGAAACACTATGTTTATTTGTTTATGGAAGTGAGTTTTGTACGTTAAACGCGTAAGCAACTACACAAAATTCCTGATCCATGATTTCTTCGGCTGTAAGATACTCGTCAGGGTACTCTTCCTTGTTTTCGCTAACTATCTTTACGCCTCCTTTCGGCAATCTATACAAATACTTAAACTTAAATAAACCCCCATGATTGATAGCATAAATTTTGCCGTCAATGATATTGGTTCTGCCCACATCCACATAAACAGTTGCGCCATTATTGATTACTGGTGACATTGAATTACCAAATGCAGTAAGTGCATATGCATTTGACGCTTCTACCCCGTATTGCCTTAAAGTCGCTTTGCTTAGTCTTAATTTTCTTGTTTCATTGCCGACCATTTCAGCTAAAGACCCCGAACCGCACGATACTAAAACTTCTTTATAAAAAGGTATTTCTACTTCGTCATTATCTACTGGTGTGTCTGAATCCCACTCTACTACTTTAGTGATATTGCTTTCTTCTTTTTTACCTTCCCCAGTAAGAATCCAGTTTGCTGCAACGCCAAATCTAGCGGCAGCTTTTAAAGCACCTGCTTTAGAAACCCCACGTTTCTTCCAATTCGTGATGGTCTGAGGAAATTCATCAATAGCTTTAGCGGTCTCTTCTTGTGACATGCCACTTGCTTGTAAAAGTCGTTCCACCGATGGGTGAGTAGGCTTCTCTTGTTTCATCACAGTATCCAGGGTTTCCATTAAACACATTATCCAAAAAAGTAAACACTTTGTGTTAAACAAATGATTTGACAATAGGAAACATGATGTTTACTATGTACTAAACATATGTTTACTTGAGGCGACCATGTCAATTGAAGCTGACAAAGAAATTCTCTTGAAGCTTGGTGGCTCTACAAAAGTGGCAGAGCTGCTTGGCTTCAAAGATAAGCAACGTGTCCAGAACTGGATGAAGCGTGGAATACCCGCAAAGATCAAATTGCAGTACCCACACATTTTTTTAAACCCAAATATTCAAAGTCATAACGCTGCATAGGAATCACCATGAGCAAATTATCTAATGACTTATCTGCAAGAGCCAGAAATACAAGAGCTTTAGTAATGCAGGCTCTTGCATCAAAAAATAATGGCGAAATTGCGGACAGACTCGGAGTAGATGCGAGCACCTTATCAAGAATGAAAAATGATAAGAAATCCAATGGCTTGAGTGAGATTGAGAACGCTTGTGCATTATTGGATGCGCTTGGATTAAAAGTTATTCCAGAAAATTACGAATGCTATGACCGTCAATTTGTTGAGTCTATTTTCTTTTTAGCTCGTCTTTCTATGGCTAGAGCTTCTGACATCAACGATTACCAACATACAGATTTATCTAAGCGTTTATCAGAGCTTGGATATTAAAAAACCGCTTCCTGCGCGAACAGGTTAGCGGTCCAGTTATTCATTACAGGAGCAATGAATGAAAACAAATTTAGCACATAAGCAGGAGGAGGACAACGTTATTACGTTGCACCCATCTACTGCAAAGAAAAAAGAGCGACAAGCCATGTCTGAGAAATTCGACAAAGGCTACGTTATGTCTAGTCGGCTTTATCGGAATGAAGTTAAGCCATTTCTTGGTGATGCTGCTCGTAACGTTTATGCCGAGCTAGAGGAATATATTAGCGGGTTTAACAAGGAATCTGACTTTGTTAGCTACTCACAGTTGCAAGGTAGAAAAATTGAAGGCCTTGAGGAGCATGTGCGTAAATTAAGCACAGCTACAGTTCGTGCAGGATTAAAGCAGTTAATTGAGTACGGTGTTATCTCTATTGTTGCAACCAATCCAAAGCTAGGAAACAAGTACAAATTAAATGAGATTTCGCTTGTTGAGCACTTTAGTAATAAAAGCACTTTAGAAACTAAAGCACTTCAGAAACTAAATAGCACCACTTTAGAAACTAAAGCGCAAGGTACTTTAGAAACTAAAGACACAATAGATATTATTTATAGATATTTAATTATAGATAATTTATTTAACTCGCTTCGCTCAAACAAACCACTTGAAGCTAGTTTTTATGTTTATCAAGAAACTCAAAAACAGATCATTCTTGAACAACAAAAATTAGAAGCTGAACAAAAGGCGAAAGCTGAAAAAGAGCGTAAAGATAAAGTACGCAAACTTAGTTTTGATGAAGTTATCAAGCTCACTAAAAACACTTTTGCAAATCTTTGTGATTTAGAGCTATGGGAACAATACGTAGCTAATCGCTCTCAACAAGCTAAATCTAAATTAACCAAGAACGCTCTTAACACAATCTACAAAGATTTTCTTCAGTGGGGTTATGAAGGTTCAAATCAATCTCTCAAAACTTCAATCACTGGTAACTACCAAGGCTTATTCGCGCCAAAGCAGTCAGCTAGTACATACCAATCTAAAGCAAGCCAACAAGCTCAAACCATGAAGAAACATGATGATTTCTTTGCTCAGTTTGGTATTGGAGCGAATAACGAGCTGGTTGATGTATTCCCAGACCAAACCTTGTTGGAGGTCAAGTAATGAATCAATTCACTTTGCAAGATGCAGCTCGTCTGCTCAATAAAATGAAAGCGTTCTATGGGAAAAAGTATGCAGATCAATGGGGTGAGATTGATGCTCAAGAAATCGCAGCAGCAATGGTTGAATGCTATCAAGGCTTAACCACTGAAGATTTCAAACGCGGTGTGAATCGCATGATGAAATCAACATTCTGTCCAACAGTGCCAGAGTTTCGCTCATGGTGTGAGCCTAAAGCATCAGATTGGTTAGATGCTCATGAAGCTTGGGCAATTGCTAAGAACTCAATTGAGTACGGTACAGGTCGTGAAATGACTGTGGTGTGGACTGAGCAAGCAGCTAAAGCATTCGAGAAGTGTGCTGACTTGGTTGCTACTGGTGACAAGTTCCAATTGGCAGAAGCTAAGAAGATCTTTGTGTCTATCTACGAGCGCTTAGTGACAGAGGCAAAAGATCAAGGCTTAAAACCAGTTTACAACGTGAGCTTAGGTGTAGATCCAGACCAACGCATTACAGCTATCAAACAAGCCGAAGTGGCAGGGTTCCTTTCTACTCAAGAAACACAGCTTCAACTTGAGCACAAGCAAACCAAGGAAGAGCAGCAAGCAGATAACGAGCGATACAAAACGATTGCACAGAAAGCAATTGCGGAGTTACGCGAAAAACTAAAGATCCAAGCGCCAGTCAACAAAATGGCTGAGGAAATCAAGGAAGTTCAACCTTGGGAACTCAAACCCGACACTGACTATTGGCCAGATCCTTTTGACCAGAAAGATGACTTCAAAAAAATGCTAGAAGCTGACGGCTTGAAAATGCCGATGGCGTTGAGAGGTGCGGCATGAAGCACACCTTGATCTTAGGCGATTGTCTCGAGCAGATGAAAGAAATTGAGTCAGGTACCGTGGACATGATTCTTTGTGATTTGCCATACGGTACCACTTGCTGTGCATGGGATTCAGTAATTCCTTTTGAGCCTCTTTGGGAGCAATACGAAAGAGTTATTAAAGAGAATGGCGCAATTGTTCTATTTGCAGCTCATC